TTTATACATGAAATATTATTCGCAATATGTAAATCATATGTTAAGATTTTATGCAAGGTATTGTGATAAAAATTTAGAAAATTTCAAAAAGTCAACGGACATAAAAAACTGGCTTGCTGTTAAGACAGTTTTAGATAAATTGCCTGAAGAAGATAAAAATGTTATAATTGAAGTATATAGAAGGCGTGACACTCTTGCTGACAATATTTATGAGATCAGCAAGGAATTAGGTATAGATCAAGATGTGATTTGGACTATGCTTAACAAGGTTACAAAGAAAATTGCTCAAGAAAGAGAATTGATTTGAAAGGAGGAATCGACTTGGTAAAGAAAAAAGAAGAAGCAACGACTACTCAAGATCTTGTCGAGGCTGGAAATCAGATTGTAAAAAAGAAGCGTGGTGGAAAAACGGCTAGCGTTGAGCTTAATATGACCGCTAAAGGTGAAGATATAAAGCGCATTGGTATGAATTTGTTGTACTGGGCTAAGTTACCCAAAGCAGTTACGGATGAAGAGATTGCTGAGCGACTAGAACACTTCTTTACAAGGTGTTTTGAGAATAAAGAAATTCCTACGGTTGAGAAAATGGCGTTGGCGCTTGGGTATGATCGGAAAACTTTGTGGGCGTGGGAAACTGGTGGAGAAGGCTCCACGCCCACGAGGCGTAACTTGATAAAAAAAGCGAAGGAATTAATTGCCAGTTTTGATGCAGAAATGGTACAAGAAGGAAAATTAAATCCAGTTACTTACATTTTCCGAGCCAAAAACTATTTTGGCCTGACGGACAAGCAGGAATACATCCTCACACCGAACAACCCATTGGGAGAGGTGAAGGATTCTGCTGAAATTCGTCAGCGACTATCAGAAGGTGTTACGGAAGATTAGCGACTATTATGCGACTTTTTCTAACTTCGAGCGACTATCAAGCGACTATCGAACGACTATTGAGCGACTATCAAGCGACTATCGAACGACTATCGAGCGACTATTGGGAAGAAAAAATAAAGAAAGTGAGGTTTTGAGAGGGAGGTGAGTGTTAAAAGTGAGAGCGCAGGGAGCCAGGGAGTCAGGAGCCAGGAAGCCAGGGAGTCAGGATTTTAAATTTAGCTCTAATTGCTTTAAATTTCCTTTTTAAGCGTCTAAAATAGGTAGGGTAATATCTCTATACGTACGAATAAAAAACGGGGCTTAAAACCCCGTTTTTGACGTTTTAAAAAGGTATCGATTAGTGAGTGATTTTAGATAAAAAAGAAAACCGGTTTTAAAACCGGTTGCGGTATTCGTTTAAATCCATGCCGATGAGTTCACCATCATTGATATGAACAGAATTTCCATCTTCATATATTGCTTTAAATTGTTCTTGTCTCAATACTATCTCTTCTTCATAACACGGATTTATATCTCTGTAGAGATCCGACGGCACAATTATTTTTGCTATATTGCCGCCTATATACAATTCGAATCCTTTCGGCATTCTTTCTCCTTCTGGGGTGATAATGACTTTATCGATCCAATATTTTTTCATCCTCATTTTTTTATCCTCCTTTTTATTCGGATTTTTTGGCGGCCTCTAGGATTATTAAAATTGGTAGAAGTAATAATCCTAATAGATAAATCATTTATGCATTCTCCTTTTTTATATAAAATGCCGCATAATAACCTAATTCGTTATAATTACAATTGTAATATTCGAATGCATTCACATGATTATCAAATGATTTACCTTCTTGTTTGTTTATTGGATATGGTTGAATCCATGGTCCTTGATCATTCGGCCAAACTTTACATGGTACAAGATAAATAGTATACCCTGCATTATAGAGAGATCGGGCCCTTTTTTTATTGATTCTCTTATACATGTGAGTTTCGATGATCCTCATAATACCTCCTCCTTTATAAATGGATTACTGATTTCTTGTATTTCCACTTCCTTTTATTAATAACCTGCCCGGCATATTACCGGGCATGGTTTAATCCATTATTTTATAATCGGTCACTATATGTTCACCGGTATATAAATATATTTCTAATTCTTCCGGTTTGCAGCCGTAACTATCGGCTAAATATTTGCGTAATGTTTCCCCTTCTTCCCAGCGAATAGTATCGGGTACATAATATCCGTAATGGCCATTGATACAAAATTCTGTTCCGCATCCTAACCAAAATTTACCTATTTCGGTTATGCGTTCTTCGGAATGATGCGTCTTGCAATATACTACTTCGCAATAATCTCCTTGAGAATATCCTCTAAATGCTCTTACGTTCCATTCTTCCCCCGTGGTAATAGTGAGGAATTTTACAATATCACTTGTATCGTATGGATTTGCATATTTCGCCCATTTTTTCAATAAGTGACACCTGCGGCTTGTGTATTCGATGCCGTGTGATAACATAGCTTCTTTATATGTTGGATAATATTCGTTTTTTGGGGATACTTCTTTAAACGCTTCAATTAAAGACTCTGCCGTTTGTTCGATTTCTTCGTACTCTTCCATGTTAAAACCGTTATACCTTCTTCTGTCTCCTGGTATGATGTACACGGCGCAATTCTCACCACCAACGCTTTTTAATCCGTCATCGTCGAAATAGAAGCTAAAATCTATATAAGACGGATTAACTTCTTTGGCTATTATCTTTCTCATGGTTAAACCTCCTTTTAACTTTTTTATTTCCTGCCTTGCAGGTTGAGCGGAGCGGGAGAAGGTCTCCCGGTCCCGGCTTTCACGGGAGTGTCCCTAGCCCTGCAAATACTCACTCTTCCCTAATAGCTTTTAATATTTTAGCGTTAGTCTCTTCAGTTGCTGCGTTATTCCAATTATTGTGGAATTCGTCTACACCTTCCATCATTTCAAACAAAACTTCTTCCCCGATGATATACCATAACATATTAGCTATTTTTTCCGGATTAGCTAGATCTGTATATACTTTACCGAAATTATCTTCTTCATATTCTTGTATTTTTTCTAATGCTTCAAATACGCCATATTCCTCTAGTGCTTTTTTAGCCTCGTATGTCCCGATGATGTAATAACTTGTGTTAAATACTTCATGGTGTAAGTCGCAGTAATACCCGGTGTAGCCGTCCTTTAATGCTTCAATAATAGCCGCCCTTGCTTCTTCCCTCATTTTTTGTTCTTTTTTGTTCATATTAAATTCCTCCTTTTTTATTTATACTTGGCCTTTGTCGGCCATGGAATAAGTTTGATCATGTCCTATGATGATATGGTCAAGTAGATCTATATTTAACATTGCTAAAGCGTCCTTTATCTTTTTAGTTGTTTCGATGTCGGCTCTAGACGGATTGACCGCTCCTGAGGGATGGTTGTGAGCTAATATCACACTTTTTGCGTTAGTTAATAACGCACGTGTCGCTATTTCTCTCACATAAACCGGTGATTCGTCAATTGTTCCCCTAGCTACTTCAAAACATCCTACTACCTCAAGTCGTGCGTTTAACGTTATTATTACCATTTTCTCATAAGATAAATTGTGCATATCGTAAAGTTCTTTGCATATTTCCGCTACTTGAGTAGATGATCTTATTTCTCTGTCCAAATCATAGAACCCGCTATACTCTTGTACTAGTCTTACATCATATTTCTTAAAAATAGTTGCCATTTTTTGATTACCTCCTTTTTAATACTTTTACACTTACATTATAATATGAATAATTGTAAATGTCAATAAGTTAATCAAGAATAACTGTATATTTTATTCGGCTTTTTTATTCACCTGGCCTTCTGGCTTCCTGGCTCCTGGCCTCCTGGCTTCCTGGCTCCTGGCCTCCTGGCTTCCTGGCTCCTGGCCTCCTGGTTTCCTGGCTCCTGGCCTCCTGGCCCCTACCCGGGGGGCAAACGTATGTTTGCCTATGGGGCGTCGTCACCCATTTTTCCACCCGAAAATGCAAAAAGTCACCAAAAGAATTACAATTTAACACTTGACAATTAACTATAAATACAGTATACTGTAATTGTAAATAACGAAAGGAGGAAGTGAATATGAAAAGAGCTGTGGGATATATACGAGTATCAACAGATGCGCAAGCGGGCGAAGATAGATTTGGCATAGAAGCTCAAAAGGAACAGATCTTGGATTATGCTCGTAAAAACGATTTTGAAATATTGGAATGGTTTATTGATGAAGGCGTAAGCGGTGTAAAAGAAAGCCGTCCTGCTTTTGACCGTATTCTGTACGGAGATATAGAAAATCCTCCTGTAGAATATGTGATTGTGGCTAAAAGTGACAGAATAGCACGTGATATAAAATTATATTTTTACTATAAACAGCTACTTTATCAGAAGAATATTAAACTAATTTCTGTATCGGAAGATTTTGGAGAAATGGGTGCTTTTGCGGGTATATTGGAAGCATTTGTACTGTTTGTTGCTGAACAGGAGAGAATAAATATTACCCGTAGAACGAGCGCTGGACGGGCTGTAAAAGCAATAAAAGGGGGCTATGCTGGAGGTCAAGCTCCTTATGGATACAAGGTGGAAAACAAGCAATTAGTAATTGTACCAGAAGAAGCAGAAGCAGTTAGGGATATGTTCAAAATGCACGAAGAAGGGGCCACATTGCAGGAAATTGCGGATGAGATGAATCGCAGAGGATTAAAAACTCACAGGGGTGGTATCTTTAGAACTTCTACCATTCAAGTTATACTTGCAAACCGTAAAACATATGAGGGTTATTATAAATACGGACAGAATGATTGGGTGAAAGGTCAGCATGAACCAATTTTGGTAGGTATCATGCCTGAATGAAGAAGTCATAAAAACATGGCATAAATTCATAAAATATGGTAAAATTAAGATAATGAAAAAAGTTGAAAGTGAGGTGCTTTTAATGGCTTTGTTTTTTATAGGTTTGATTGGTTTTGTTGTTTGTTTGATTATGCTGATTATCCAAGCTATACGAAAGAAATCTAAAAAGCTAGTTGGTATATTAACTGTCGTATTTTTTGCGGTGGGAATAATTGGTATGATTACAGCTATGAACACCCCAGCAGTCGAAATAGTAAAAGCAGATTATAAAAAGATCATGGCAGGCGAACTGAATGGAAAACTTGTGGATTTAACAGGTGATATCGAGGATATTAGAAAAGACCGGGATTTGTATTATATCACCATTCGTACATCCGAGGGTGTTTACGAAGCTGTAACCACAGACAATGTGGCCGGAACATTTCCACAAGTGGGAGATAAAAACGTTAAAATGTATGTTACTCCGGATTATATCGAGGATGGAAGGCTAGTTATAATAATTAACGGTTTTCGTA